TTCAAGTGCTTCTTGTTTTGCTAAATCTTCTGCTTCTTGTGCTTTAGCGGCGTCTGCTTTACATTTAAGATCGTCAGCGGCACATTTATCATCAGAGGCTTCTTTAGCTAATTTCTCGGCTAATTCGTCTTCTTGTTTTTTGAGGTGTGCGTCGAGACGGGCTGAAACGGCGGCATCTACTTTTGCGTCAAATTCTGCATTTAACTCTTGTTCAGTTTTTTCACTTGTCATTACTTTAGTTTCATCATTCTCAATACTATGAGAAGTAATTTTATCTTTAGATATAACACATTCAGTTGAGTATAGTTTAACGTTGTGTTTTCCACAGGTACTCTCTGATAAGGACAAAGATACCTCAGGTATTCCGGGATTCTCGCCTAACAATATGCTCATTTCGTTAAAGGAAACATCGATAGGTGTACTCATACAGTCGCCACCGTCAGGATGGCATAATGTAGCCTCTTCGTTTGCTGATAATCCTAATGATACCTTGACTTCTTGACCTGATTCTATAAGACCTTGTACCTGAGTTTCTACCATTCCGTTAGATATGGTTGCTCTATAATTCAAATGTTCTTTTTCTTCATCCCACATTAGATGAGATTCGCCTATAATGCCTGCCTCAGTTCCGTCGTGATTCAGTCTTAAAGGCACGATCTTATCATGACCTTTGGCAAGTTCGGAAGCAAAGTAAAAATTCCCGTTAAGGGATTTTCGAGGCATAGCGAGCGTACCTTCGACGTTTAACATATATCTATATTAAAGTATATAATAAACAGAAGTATTAATCGTATTTCTTTTTCATAGATCTGCGTTTCTTCTCAGGCGTGGCTGTAAAGTCGTCTTGATCGTCATGTAGGACTGTAGTTGATTCCATATCATGAGGTTGATTTGATGGGAATACCTTTTTCTTCTTCTTAGCCTCAGTTTCAGGCTCCATGCTAGGCTCATTACCCATCTTGTCAGTAGGTGTTACTGATGTGATAGGCAAGGTGTCTTCCATGTCAGTCATATCGATCTTTACATCGGTATTCTCTGCCAAATATCCTCTGACTTCTGATCTCTTGATTGTTCCTTTCTCGAAGAGTGCTGTAACGTCTTGTATTGAGAGAACAGATTCAGAATCAAATTGAAAGTCTACTTTAATGTCTACTGTACGAGGATTAAAGCCTAATCCTTCTAATACTAGATCGAATATCTGTTTTTTAAGACCTAATCCGAATCTACGTTGAATACGTTTAATCTTTAACTTGATAATGTCTGAGGCACTCTCTGATGAGGCTCTTGCAGTGAAACCTGCGGTCAAGATCTGTGATGCGAACTGTGTACCTGCCTCTATAACGTCTTTTTCCATGTGTTCAATATATTTATCGAATTTTGATGCCGGATTGACCTCAAATATCTCTGCTTTAAATGCCTTGTCAGTAATAATCTTTGCGCCTGCTCCCATCTTCTTGAATTCTTGCTGTTTGTCCTCAATAAAGTCTTCACCTACGTCTTCGAACTGAATCATCATCATTGGAGAGGCATAAGACTTGAATATCTTTACCATAGAGTCTTCTATCTTCCACATCTCTTCTACAGATGATTCAATGAGTTTGCCATTGACTGTTTTAGGTGTTACAATGGATTGTGCAAGTGATCTACCCCATAACTCTTGTCTACGTCCTGTAAACTTGAGGTGGGCAAGGTCTTTTGCGTCTATCTGTAAGTCCTTATCGTTAACATGTTGTGTATAGGATAATATCTGTCCAGTCTTGTCTCTTTTGGCTCCTACCATGGTTGTAATGTCTACTTCATCAATATCTACAACCTTTTTACCCTTTTTTAACAATTCATATATAACATTACCTGCAATAACATAAGAATGACAACCATCTTCTACTTTTTCCTCAATATAATTATCTTTTACCCATTTTTCAAGCGCAGTTACAGCCTTTTGATTCTTGCCTGAAATTACCATTCCACTGCCTAAAATGAGTTGAACATAGGTATCAGAAGCCAAATATAGTCTAGAATCGTGATCATTTAGATAGAAAACCTTTGCAAATGGTACTTCCGGCTTGGTTCCTTCACTCCATTCATGGTAATTAACCTCACTTTTAATGCCTTCTTCGACTACAAAGGCGTTTCCTTGTGATTCAATAGGATTTATCTTGATATTATCAAACAATATAGTCTTTTCTACGTTTTAGTTAATAAACAGAAGTATTGTATCTATCTAATTCTTAATTTAGATGATCCGTTGGTCCCACGGGCTGTCAAGACCTCTCCTGTGCCTGTTAACTCTAATTCTACCTCTCCGATAAAGTTAACGTTCAATATGCCTATTGCAGGTAGGTATTCGCCTGTTCCTGAGCCTGCTACAAGTATACTACAGTCTTTCTCGAATAATATGATACCGTCTTGGTCAATAAACCTTAATTTTAACGTATAACCTGTCAAGTTCTTAACATTAACCATCTTTTCTTCCGTATAGACTGTAAATGATATGCCGTTGCCTGTTGAGGCTGTATAATCCTCTCTTCCCCATTCTTCTGTATCTAGTTTTAGTACAAGCATACATTTATATTGTGGTTGTGATATAAAGAAGTATGGAAGCAATCAAATATGATGATGGAAAGCCTAAAATGAGTCTAATACCTGCACACGCCGCTTTTGCTATGGCAAGGGCACTTACTCATGGCGCTATGAAATATGATTCCTTTAATTACAAGAATGGAGAGGGATTATCATGGGACAGATACAGTTCTGCCCTGTTAAGACACCTGTTTGCATGGCTAGGCGGACAAGAGTTCGATACGGACTCAGGTTTAAGACATACTGACCATGTATTGGCATGTGCCGCTATGCTAAGTGACTGTGTTGAGTCTAAGATAGGAGAAGATACTAGATTTGGCAAAAACAGTTAGATACTTGTTGGGCAAGGCTACTTTCTCATCAGGAAGTGGCATGCCTATCGCATTTTTATTAAACTTGGCAGTATTGCCTTTCTTTACTGAGGTCATAGAAAAAAATCCTTTGTTTGCAGCTTTGTTAATCGGAATTATATATACAAGTATAAGCATATTCAGACTTTTCATTATAGACATAGTAGAAGATCGCTATGGTTTAAATATAAGACCTGACTATTTAATACAGAGGTTATTAAAACGTTAGCAAAACACACACCACAGTCCGGTATGGAAATGGAACTAAATCCTAAAACCAAGAAATGGCAATTTAAATATGTATATCCTTCCAAGACATTAGATCATTATGAAAAATATGGAATTTATGAAGTACACCGTTCTCCTATACACTTGGACAACCAAGCACTTACATATGACATGCTGTCAAACGAACAGGTTGCACATTTGGTAAAACAAGGAATTGAAATGATGAGAGTCAACGTAGGCGCTTATGTATCTATTCTGTGTCATATTGAATCGATAGATGCCCAGAGCCACTAAATCTTAAATACAAGTTACCCTGAAATGAGTCGCCTTCATCGAAAGGATTGTCCTTGGTCTTGTTTGGCTGTCCGTTCTTTCCAAACGTAATTGTCATTAGTTGTTTTTTCAAGTTCAAGAACTTTGGATGTATTCTTACCTTCATCTTTTGAACCTTTGTAGCGGCTTGTACTGTCATTTTGCGTCCTGACTCCTTGTTGGATATTGCAGTAACGTTAAGATGTAAAGTCTCCCTCATATCCTTTATGATCTCAGGGTTAGCCTTGTCACAACCCCACTTTGTAATGCCAAACAGGTCTGCAAGTCTGCCTATCTCTTTTACCATGGCTGTTGCACTCTGTCTCTTGTATGACTTGCTGTAAATAACATAAGGCATGTTGTCCCTCATCTCTGTAAGACATATGCCAAACTGTGAAGATCCGAATCCGGGATCACAAAATCCTAGTCTGTTCTTGGTTCCTAACTCGTAGTCTATCTCATAATCCATGTCTGTTACAAGGTCTAATGCCTCTGTTGAGTAGATATCACCTACGTTAGCACCCCATATTCCCTGAAACTCTTGCGGGAAACTAGGCAGTTTGCGTGCCTCGTCAATATAATCGTCAGAAAATATAGACGTACCTGTAATGATATCTTTTTCCAATCCCCTATCCTCGTACATCTCGAAGCGCTTGTATGAGCATGCGGCATCCGGTTCTTCCTTGATATCATAAAAGAATCCATTGGCAAAGTCACCTGCGGTAGATACCCATATAACATAAGAGTCTGACTTTCCCCTGTAACGCTCTCCTACAGTTCTAATTTGTTTGTCGTCTTTAAGTCCTGTAAAGAACGCGGCTTCGTCTCCAAAGACACATGACACTCTCGGAATACCTCTGACTGCGTCGATGTTGTTACTAGGATATACTTGTATGTTACATTTGCCTATCTGAATCTTGTACATGCCATGGTCTTCGTATTCTACCCTTTCCAATGCAAACTGTTTTATACGCTCGATTAACTTTTTAGCAAGTTCAATATTTGGACCCGTGAAGATTACAACGTCCTCGTTTTGTTGGAAGAACGGATCTGTTGCCGCCCTATGCAAGATCCACATCAGTATAAGTTCTGTCAGTCCAAGACCTGTAGCCTTGTAAACACACATCATCTTCTTGGCAGAATCCAACTTGCCTTCGTCCAAGTATTCTATAATCTCTTGTTCGTACTTGTAGCATGGATGGAATATGCCGTCTCTTTCGGGACCCCCGTTAGGATAGAATATATAGTGCCAAAAACAACATGACTCTGTCTCAGACAAGGGATTATAACACCAAAACTTTTCAGGATAAACTTTCTTCTCTACGACTTTGCCTTCTACATTTATGAATCGCTTGGTCTCCTCAGATACAAAACCTTTGGTCATGTTAATCAGCCTGTTTTGAACTGTGTCTTTTAAGGTGTAACTTCATCATATATGATCCACCTGTAATCTGTGTACCACATCTGTGACACTCTTCACTCTTTTGAATCGCCATTATCTTCCTCTACCGTGTTTACGTTTAAATACCCTCGCTTTAATGCGGTGGCTTTCTCCTGATCTTCCTTGTCAGGCAGTTTAATTATAGTCTCGTTCTTTATTCTTCTCTCCTTGTTTAAGCGCTTAATATGCAATACTAACTCAATCTCACTCATCATCTTGATCTGATCCTGATGCAAAGTATGCTTTGCCATCTCAAACTTTAGGAACAACTCTCTCTCCTTAGGATCTGACGTGTCTATAAGGTTCTGTACTGCGTCTATTCTGTCTACCTGTTCGTCTATGGTATGTTGTTTTCGTACAAATTCGGCTGCATATTTCTCTACTGCGTCCTCGTCATACCATTTCTCTGCGTCTCTTCTGAACTCTCTTATATAGTTTGATACAGAGGCAGTAGATACAGTGCCATATTTCTGTACGTATTCAGGGTTGTCATTAAATACTCTAGTCATTTTACGTATACTAAAGCCTTGAAAAATCCACATGATCCTCAGGATGTTCTTCATCTCTGAGAGATCCTTGGTAGGTCGTGCCTTGTTACCCTTTGCCATGTGAATTATTCTTCCAAAACACTTATAAACTCTTTGCAAGCCCACTCGTCTGAATGAATCTCCGGGAACTTGGTTATCCATACACCGTTGCTCCATACCAAACATCCGCATGCAAGTGCCTGTAATGCAGTCTGTGACAGTTCAGGTATCACCATTGGGGGATGTGTAGGCTGAAACTTGATGTCATAGTAATACTTGAATCCGTTCAGGAACGCAGGCATTTCATTGTAAGGTCTTACGTTCTTGACACGATCTGCTACAAGTACCATATGTTCTGCTTCTTCGGTAATTTTATTACACTCTTTAATATATCTTTCCTGAGTGAGACATATTCCCATGTCAATTCTGTCTACTTTGGTATCTATGGTGAACAGATCCAAGTCTACAGGTCTGTGGAACAGTTCCGCAGTCGGTGCATATTTTATAAGATCTTCCGTGGTTACAAACAGATTGTCTATTGACTCCAGTGCGTCTACATGGTTGTACAATACAGGATTCTGTCTGAGTTGATTTCCATGGAACATAAAGGACGAAGGTATGTGCATGTCGTCAAGACTTGCGGCTTCATCAAACCTGTCATGGTATACTATGTGGTCATATTTATCCGCAGTGTCCCTAATGACCTGCAACATGATGTCATTTGACTCACACTTTGCCACGTTCTCATAATGGTCTCCATGATCCCATACGTCATTATTGTTATCTGATATTACTACAGACGGACTGCCAAGCCTGCTACACATGTTTGCAGTAACAGCCGCAGTACCTGCCATGTCTCCTACGTGCAGTATCTTAAACAAAGTCTGCTCCTACGATATAAGCCTGTATTCCGTCGCCAACTTGTATTCGTTTGTACAAGCCTGCTGAGACACCTTCGAATCTGTCAGTTATTTCCATTTCGTGATCCTCTAGATGTAGTATTGTTCCCTCTGTAAAAAATTCAGGTTCTGATTTCTTGATTGTTTTGTACAAGCCGTTGACAAGTTTGTCGGATAAGACATATCCGAATACGTTGCCTATTTCTTGCTCAACATTTCTCTTAAAGAGTTGTTGCTGTATTCTTGGGACTTGTAAAAGCCCGTAAGTGAATAGTTTTTGCATGTATTGTTATAGATACACGCCATATATATACGTTTAGTATCC